ACGTCGTTGGTGCCTGCGGTACCACCTGTTTGTAGAAACAGGATTGCTGCATCCAGTTCTGCTTGTGTCATATTTGTGTTTGCAAGATTGATAATACGTGTGCGTCCAGCAATACCTTGTCCGTTTTTAACTTTTTTGTTTGCACCTAATTGTGATGCTGCGATTGCTGCACCTGCGTTGTCATAAATTTGTGTTACTGTTGAAATGTCTGCCATGATATGTTCTCCTTGATCAATGACCTCGCTCAGAGGCCGGCAATTTAGGAATCATCCTGATTCCATGCAAGTATTTATATTGGATTGAAAAAATCAGGTGTTTTGAACAGTTAATCAGCTCTAAAAGGAGTCCAACGGTCACGTGGTACTAGTTTTGTACCAGCTGCAACATAGCCCTCACCGCCGGGTTTTCCGCCTGTGTTAGCAGTGATTTCACCTTCAGCAGCATCCAGTTCACGGATCACTTCATCTTTAGCTGACATAATCTCACGCACCAGTTCAAACAGCAGATCCATAACTCCAGGATGACGTTCACTGTGCGCAGCGATCTTCTGAGCTTTGGCAGGAGTTTTTCCCACAAAATTCATAAACGCTTCAGTGTTGATCATGTCCAGCTGTTTGGCCTTGCTCTGAGTATTCACAAAGGTATAGATCTCTGACTGTAGATAACCCATGCCTGTGACAGGAGCCAGTATACTGTTGATCTTTGACTGATTCTTGGCCAAGGCTTCTATCTTAGCTAGATTCTCTGCACCCACAGCTGGTCTATGACTGACTGTTGTAAGTCCAAACACCTCAAGTGCTGGAGTGTTATTAAACAGTTCTGGATCATCAAAGTCTTCTCCACTCTTGTCTCCAAAATAACTGAATACCTTGTGAGCTGCCACGGCTACTTTGGCCTTGGCCAGTGCTCGACCTGTGTCGCTGTTGACCATAACTGAATAAGTGGTTTGATTAGGAGTGAACGAGATGCGGCCATCTGCACCTATGTATGACTTACCTGGGTGAAACAAGATGTCTCCGTAGACATAACCACGCCAATCCTTAGGAGTGGCTGCTTCAAATATAGGCCACAGTGCTGCCATATCGCCGGCAAACTTAGGCCTCCATTCTTCACCTTTGCCACGACTCATTATAAATGATTTCAGTTCGTCTGGGGAGCTGCTTTTGCCTTCTTCACGACCCCAATTGTTCTTGCCAACCATGCGGAATGTGCCGTCGTCATCACGTCCCCAGTATACTGTGGGATTGCCGTCCCACTTGATGGTTATACTGGTTTCAGGTTTAGCTAGGTCTTTGAGTATCTGTATGGCCTTGACTGCACCATTGGTTTCTGTGAACACAAGGTCTTCTAGGTGATTGAATTCTCTGCCTACTTTCTTAGGAGCAGGTGCTTCGTCTTCTGTCAAAAATTCAAATGCTCTCATTTTGTAAGATTTATCATTCTGCGCATCCAACCAATACTGCCGGGTTGGTAGCTTTCAAAAGCTTCGTTCTTTGGCAATTCGATTCCCTGTTTGCCCAGTGTCTCTCTAGCACCTGCGATTAATTCTTCGTAGTTGGGAAGTTTTTTAATATAGGTAAGGATAGCATCTACTGATCGTATGTCTTTGACTGTGGCAGTTTGTCCCAACAGTTCTTTGGCAATTTGATTCCAGTCATTACCGTTGGGTAACAGTTCATCAGTTTGAGGATTTAATATTCCATGCTTGGGACTGTATTTGATACCACGAGCCCTGGCGATTGAACTCAGTAGAATGTGGCGGTGTTCGCCGCGATACTCTCCTCCACCACTGATCATTGATCCTTGTTGAAATTTAGGATTGGCTGAAAACATAAAGTCAGCCTGTACAAATCCGTTGGCACTATCTCCGTTGATAGGCACCTTCCAATGCACGTTGTCTCCGCTGAGCTTAACGTTCTCTTTGCCAAATTGTGATATTAGTTTGTCGGCAAAGGTTCGTTTGTCTACTTCATTGGCATCTACGCTGAGGTCTAGATCGCCTGAACTGTTGCGTTCAAATGTGCCATCTGGGTCTTCTTTACGTCCAGTGGTGCCTAACCATTTTACTGGCTTCTTGTCGTCTAGATCTTTCTCTTTAGTAAAGTCTAATCCTGTGATCTGTTCGATATAGTCCACAGTGCTTTCTACATCTGCGGTAGCAATGCGCTGTGTCAGAGGCTGTTTGTCAGCGCCTTTGAATACGTTACCGCCTTCTATTAGTTTACTCTGATTCATTTAACGGTCTCTTGGTTCTTTTGCTTTCGGCAATCTTGCGTATGCCCCGTGTGAATTTGGCAGGATCTTGCCCACGGATAGCATTCAGCAGTCTGCGTTCTAGCTCATCTGCCTGTTCTGCTGTATAGTGTTTTTTCAGTGTTTCTAACAGATTAATAGCTGAATTGATGATATTAGTGGCACGGCTTTCAAACAGCTCATCTTTGTTGCGGATTTCAGCTATTTCGTTGAGTTCTTGCAGTATCGATCTAGTTTTCAGTTTCATTGTGTATTTATTTCAAATATAATCTATTTTACAGGAATTTCTCACTGCTGTCATCCACAGTTATTGTGCACCGCACACATGCAGTGATAAATACATCATACACTTACACCTATGAAATCATTATTAACTTCAATATCCTGCATGGCTAAAAAGCTGCGAAATATGTTTCAAAGCGATACTTATGAAAGTCGATTCAAAGTATATCTGTCAAATCACAGCATCGATAGCATATCTCAACTAGAACAGTTACAAAGACAGTTTGATCAGAATCACAGACAGCTATGAATCTAGTTTACATACACGGTGCCAATGCCACTAGCGAAAGCTTCAATTACATTAGAAGCAAATTAGGCGCTGGGATTGATTTAAATTACGACAGTCGAAATGGGTTTGAAAACAACCTTGCAGACATGTTGACTCGATTAGATGATGCTAAAGATCTAGCATTCATAGCACACAGCCTAGGTGGCATTTATGCTCTACATATTTCACATGCTATACCTGATCAAATATTAGGTGCAGTGACACTGAGCACACCCTATGGTGGTGCTGAAGTCGCAGATTATGCACAGTATTTCTTGCCGTTTAGCAGACTCATGCGTGACATAGGTCCCAGCAGTTGGGCTATGAAACAGGCCAAAAAGATCAAGATACAACATCCGTGGACTAACATAGTCACTGTGAAAGGGCAGAGTCCGTTCATCCTTGCTGCCAATGATGGAGTAGTGACCATTGCCAGTCAGGAGCACCACGAAGATATGGAATTGGTCCCTGTAGATTACAACCACTATGAAGTTGTGTTAGCGGACCCAGTAATCAACATAATCAAAGAACGAATAAAAAAGTTCAAGAAATAGCTTGTTTTTTTAAATTAAGACTATATAATAAACTAACAGCGAAATAGAAGTAGCTGCTAGACACAGACATACACAAGGAGAATTAAAATGTCAGAAATGTTCACAGCACCAAAACTACCAGAAGTTAAATTCAACAAGAACGGATATGAAATCCGCACAGACATCTTGGGCATGGCAAAAAGCCTAGTACAAGATGATTTCCAATCTAAATTTGCAGGTTGGGAAATGACTGCTACTCGCGATGAGAAGACTGGTCAAATCGTTACTAAAGTAGGTATGCCAGAGTTTCCAGGTTTAGATAAAGTACTAGAAACAGCCGAAAAGATGTACTCATTTGTTAACAGCGGCGTGAAGAAATAATATTACGCTCATAGAGCAATATACTAGAAAAGAAAAACCCCCGAAAGGGGGTTTTTGTTATCTAACTGTTGCTAATTTAAAAAATCTCAATATACAGATGTACATCCAACCTATGTCAAATTCCCACCACCGTTGACTGAACTTGGCATTGGCACCATCACTGTGATGATTGGAGTGCAACTCCTCGCCTCCGATCCAGAAAGCCCAGGGAATCAAGTTACGACTTGTGTCTTTGGTATCTGTATTGCGATATCCCCACCAATGGCCGACACCGTTGACAACTCCGGCGGCAAAAAATGGAATCCAAATCATTTGAATACCCCACACCACTAGTCCCCACGGGCCAAAGAGAACAAGGTCTATGACCAACATCAACAGAATCCCCAGGCGGCTGTGGGCGGAGTAAACTTTACGCTCGATCCAATCATTAGGACAGTCCTTGCTCAGTGAGTCAACCATAGCTGTGTCTTTGCTGGCTGAATGATATAGGAATGCTCCGCCGAACAGCACACGCCATATGCCGTAGATCTGAGGACTGTGTGGATCGCCTTCTTGGTCTGAACGTTGGTGATGTTTGCGATGTATGGCTACCCATTGACGAGTAACCATACCTGTTGTTAGCCAAAGCCAGGCTCGCATAAAATGGTTGACTGCAGGATGAAATTGTACTGCTCTGTGCGTTTGACTTCTGTGTAAGTAAAGAGTTACACAGGCTATAGTGAGTTGTACCATCACTAGGGTGTATAATATTATATTCATATTCTACTTAGCCACTTGACAAACAGCCAAAATAATAGTATAATTACAGTATGAAAAATAAACTTATACTCACAGACGCTGATGGTGTATTATTGGATTGGGAATGGGCATTCTCAGTTTGGATGCAAGAGCGTGGATACACACTTACTGTAAACCATAAGAACAGCTATTATCTACATCATCACTACAATGAACTAGAAGAAAAGGATGCTAAAAAAGTTGTAAAGACTTTCAATGAATC